GGAAACATGGGTGGAAGATTTGATACGGTAGATACCGCCAACACAAACATGCAGACTGCTGTCGATACTGGTTTTGAAGATCAAACAGCCGCCTTAGCGGCAACAAACAGTAATCTCAGTAGTGGATTTTCTGATGCAAATTCTGCTCGGGCTACGGGTTTTGCGGATGCTGGCGCAGCCACTACCCAAGGATTTAATGACGCATCGTCTGAGCTTGCCACTGCGCGGACTGACTTAATTACGGGTCAGCAGGGATTAGGCACAAATCTGGATGCGATGGCTGCTGATCAAGACATCTATGCAGGGGAGATGCTCGGCAACCAAGATGCACTGCAATCCACGCAGGATACTTTCCAAAGCAGCTTTGATGATTATGTTAAGCGCTATTCCGGCGATACCCGGGTGGCGCAAGACACTCGAACTGACATGCAAACTGCCAATGCAAATGCTAGTCAACGGTTGCGCGATGACATGGCTAACGCAGCAACTGCCCAAGGCACCGCAATAGATCGTGTTGGCGGGGACATTAAGCGAGTGCAAGCTAATCAGCTAAAGGCAGAAGCCGGAGCGGCCTTTAACAATAGAGCTCTGAACGAAGGCATTCGCCAACAGTTCTCTGACATCACTTCCGCTTTTGATGACCAGGGAAATTTGCTCCGGCAAACTTTGGATGAGGCCGGGAATTCCACACGCAGATCATTAGATGCAAACGGAAATCTCAGCCTGACTATGACTGACAATTCTGGGAATTTCATCAGTGAGCGTAGGATCAATATGCCTAACGCACTTAACGTAATGTCGAGCCAATCAGCTCCTACAGCTGGCCTGGCATCGCCGTACCTCAACACATCGAGTTAATAATGCACCCACAGAAAATATCACCCCAAGGCGTAGATTTAGTAAAAAAGTTTGAGGGTTTGCACCGGGTGCAAGCCGATGGGATGGTCAGCAGCTACCGTTGTCCGGCCAACCGTCATACATGCGGATTTGGTGCCACTAAGGGCGTTAGATCAGGAACCAAGTGGACAAAAGAGTATTGTGAGGTCCGTTTAATCGAGGATTTAGCGGATCACGGTAAGGCCGTGAAACGGCACGTTAATGTTCCTCTTTCGCAGTATCAGTATGACTCGCTTACTAGTTTTGTATTTAACTTGGGTGAGGGAAACTTTAAATCCAGCACCTTACTCAAAAAACTAAATAAGGGAATGTACGACGAGGTTCCTGAGCAACTCATGCGCTGGAATAAAGCCCGTGTAGACGGCAAGTTAGTGCCGCTAAACGGCCTGACTCGCAGACGTGCCGCTGAAGCTGCTTTATTCAGTTCAGATGCTGCCCTGCCATCTGATGAGGGTGGCTCAGAGATGCCTCAGAAAGTATCTGCAGCGGCTCCTAAGAAGCTTAGTCAATCTAAGACAATGGCTGGTGCCGGTATCGCTGGCGCAGCCACTGCAATGAATGAAATATCCGGGCAATTGCAGGGCTTACTGCCTTATGCTGACAGCCTGAAAATCCTGTTCCTGATCTGTGCAATCGGCGGCATTGGTCTGGCAGCATACGCACGATTTAAGGATCATGCAGACGGGGTTCACTGATGTTCGTATTTGCCAAAATCAAAACCTATATCATTGCTACTTTAGCCCTCGCCTTGCCGATTATTTACGTCATGGGCCAGTTTAAAGGTCGGGCTAAAGAAAAGACCAAAGTGCTTAAAGACGATCTTCAGGCACAAAAGAAAACCACCAATTTTTACAAGGCGATGGCAGAACATGAAGACGATGCTCTTACTGATCGTAAGTCTATTATTGAGCGGCTGCGGAACGGTTTATAGGACTCAGTTTGAGCCTTACTGCCCTGCAATTCGGACATACTCTCCTGAGTTTTTGAATGAGCTTGCTGATCAAATAGAAAGCCTGCCGCCTAATCACAGGGCGATTGAGGCTGCGATCAAAAATTACACACATCTGCGGGACCGTATTCGCCGCTGTCACCAAGAGAAGGATAAAATCTAATGGGTAAGTTATTTGGATTTGGGTCCGACGAGGGGAGCATTGGTGATGCTTTAAAGGATATGACAGACGGGGGCGGCAAAGGCGGCTCTGGCGATACGTTTTCGAGTGGCACAAATGAAGCTTATCAGAAGGGTGCAGGCAGCGATACGGAAGGCACCACCTTTAGAGATCGTGTAAAAAATACGAATATAGCAAACAAAGGTGATCAGTCGTGGGAAGAATACTACGGTACTGGGTCGGGTTCTGATAATAATGGCAACAGTGGAGGTGGGCGATCAGGCCAAGCCGCTGCAGCCCCAGCATTCGTATCACCCCCCTTCAATCCCCAGACTGTCCTCGACTTCGCAAAAACTGCTGGCATGGTTGAGAGCGATGCCCAGATAGCTGAACTTTTAGCTGATCCCGGCAAGTGGATGAGTGATCGGAAACTAAATTTAGCTGACATAGTTCCAACATTGGATGCGGATACCGCTGGCGCAAATCTTGATGCGGATGATCCAGCTTATAGATTAACTGGAAATGTCTCTGTCGATCCTAATTCTGCTATTGTCTCTACCTCCGGGGATGTAACGCAGGGAACCGTCACCAATTATGATGCGGATACTTTAGCGGATCGACTAGGGACGGACGAAACGACAGTAGATGCTGTCCAAGGCACGGTTTCTGATGATGCGCTAGTCACTGCAGAACAGATTGACATGACAGGTGCTGCCACGGGCGTGAATGCCGATGGCACAATATCAGTCACGGGCGAGGCGCTGAACAGATTTGCTACTCAAGACATCAGCAAGATAATCGATACAACCACAGTGGCGGGTAAGCTGCTGGCTCAAAAGCTTGGTGAGGGGAATTACACAGACAGCAAGGCCACTGTTCTGGGTCAGATGAAAATCATCTCTGACGAATTTAAAGATACGGACGGCAATCCTGTAATCCCACCTTGGGCGCAGGCTCTGGCCCGTGACACTGCCAGAACAATGGCATTCAGTGGGATCACCGGCACGGCACAAACTGCAGCAATGTCTGCAGCAATAATGGAAGCTACGTTGGGAGTGGCTGATAAAGAAGCGGCATTCTTTCAAACGATCACAACGAAGAACCTTGATAATCGTCAGCAAGCTATACTGAATAAAGCGAATGTATTATCCAAATTCGAAGTTGCTAATCTGGATGCCCGTCAGGCCACCGTTGTGCAGAATGCTAAAGCGTTCCTTGACATGGATATGGCAAATCTGACCAGAGAACAGCAGTCTGAGGTAATAAATACACAGGCGATGGTTGATGCCCTTTTGACAGATACTGCAGCAATAAATGCCCAGCGCCTGTTTTCAGCCACCGCCGCAAATGATTTCCAAAAATACTACGACAACATGAACGCCACGATTTCAATGCATCGTTCTGAACAAATTAATTCTCTGAATAAGTTTAATACCGGCGAAATAAATGACGCTGCAGAATACAATGCCACGATGGAAGATTCCCGTCAGCGGTTTTATTCCGAAATGCAATACAGCATCGATCTTGCTAATGCTAAATGGCGGCAAACCGTGGCTACAACAAATACTGAAATGACATTTGAAGCCCACACGCTGGACGTTAAAAACACTCTGGATATTTCCACTGAAGCTATGAACCAGATGTGGGACCGCATTGATAACATGCTGGATTATATCTTCAAAGGCTCAGAAGGCGAAGCAAATAGAGATGCTCAAGTTCTTGCTGCACAACTATCCGCACAGGCCAGTGGTGGCAGTAGTTCTAGCGGTATATGGGGCGCTATTGGAAATATTGGTGCAGCAATAATCACCACCAATAGCGACATGCGGCTCAAAGAGAACATCGAGTTTATAGAAACCCACAACGGCATTCGCTGGTATTCTTGGGATTGGAATGCGGAAGCTAAACGCCTTGGCAGAGATTTTGGCCCAACGGTTGGCGTCATGGCCCAAGAAGTCCAGAAGACCCATCCTCAAGCTATTGTTGAAGGCCCACACGGCTATCTGATGGTAAATTATGGCGAGCTTAAATGATGCCCGACAAAGTCGTTACTTTCCCCCAAACCAGCGAAGTTGACCGCCAGTTTCTTGAGCTAGAGCGGCAGCGTGAAGCAATAAGAGAGCAAGCCCGATTGATTATGGAGCGCCAAAATGAAGTTTGAAGATGCGGTTAAGAAATCTGTGAAGTCTTTCATGGCAGGTAAGATGCCCACAGCTACATCCGAATTAATTGAGGGCGGTATTTTCTACACCCCTGAATATTTTGATGAGCTTGCTGAAGAGCTAATGGACGAAACTCCAAAGACTAAGAAATCCAAAGCCAAGGAGACCGCAGATGCAGATGTTTGATGGTCCCATCCCCGGCGCAAACTACGCTGCAGATACACGGAATTATGCATGGCATAGGCCACCAGACATAAGCGAATATGATGAAGCGGTTGATTACATGATCCAGAAAATGGATGATCCAGATCAGCATGAATTGGTATTCTCCCTCCTCGAAATTGATACGCAGGTTACAACTGTTGTTACCACTCTGCTTATGCAGGGAATATCAAAGGGCAAATTCCCCATCGACCTGGCAATCTTAATGGCTGGACCCCTGGCACGGTACATTTCCATCGTAGCTGATAGCCAAGGCATTAAATATGACATGGGCATTGAGAACAAAGACCGCATAGCGATCACTCCAACCAGCTTGAGAATTGCGCTGGGCATTATCGAAGATGAAGACGGGGATGCTGAAGAGGTTATTACAGATGTTATAACTGAACCTGAACCTGAAGATGGCGAGGGGGGATTAATGGGCGCACCCACTGTAGCAGAGACACTTCCCGCAACTGAAGATGAGCAAAACGCTATGCTTGGCATGGCGGGAGAAGAAGTATTGACACCAGAAGAGGAGCTTCCAAATGGGTTGGCGTGATGTTCAAGCAGGGGTAGCTTCTGGCGCAATCGATTATCGTAAGAAGGCTGATAAATTTGGCAGCTTCTTAGAAGGCTTTGCTTCTGTTTATGCTCCTGCGATGCAGCGCAAAGCAGAAAAAGAAGATGCCGCAGAAACTTTGGCAGCTAAAGAATTAAAAGCTCAAAAGAAAGCTGAAGAAGTAGAACGAAAGGCCCGATTAACAGAGGCCCGTAAAAAAACAGAAGCTGAAGAAAAGCAACAAAAACAATATGAGAAGAGTGCAAAAGCTGTTCTATCGACTATAAATATAAACGCAACGGATCAAGGGTATAGCAGGGCATTTAATAGAGCCTTTAGCATGCTTGATGGCGGTCGGACCGTTGAAGGAACCATTGAATTTTTTGCAGAGCAATTAAAAACAGGCGCTATGGTTACCAATGCCCCAGAGGTTCAAGGGCCGATGCCACCAGTTCAGAGCATGGATGCCTTTGATCCATTGGTTCAGCGGGAAGCTGGTGCGGGAGGACTAGACGCCCTGCTAAACCAATCTCAGAACAGCCAGTTTGCATCTACAAAAGTATCTGAAATGACGCTGGGCGAAGTGCTTGAGTTCCAACTGGAGCGTGGCGGTGCCAGCTATCATGCATATTCAAAAGACAACATGCCAGCCGGGACTGAAGCATCGAAGCTGGGTCTAGGCTCAACTCCCGTGGGTAAATACCAGTTTGTTGGCGACACGATGAAGGACATGCAAAAAAGAGCATTTAAAACGCTTAAATTTGATGAAAACACTATCTTCAACGAAGAAACTCAAGACGCTTTATTTGTCTGGCTTGCAAAAGACAAGATGACGGGTGCTAGTACGCAAGAAGAAAAACGTGCGGCTTTAAGAGGTGGCTGGGAAGGTATTCGGGATAAGACAGCAGTGTCAGACGCTCAAGTTGATGAGATGATTGAAGGTATCGAAACAGGCACGTTCTCTTCAGATGGAATAGAGCGAACTGATGACTTGATCGGGCGTGACGGTAAAATCCTTGAAATAGGCTCCCCCGTTCTTAACGAAGGACAGACTGTCACGTTTGTTAAGCGGGAAGAAACTAAAGCCCCCGGACCTTTAGGTTCAGGTGAAGCGGGTGAGTATAAAATAATCCAAAGAATTCAGGGGACCATTGACGCTGAAGGACACATAATTTTCCCTTCAGGCAAGAAAAGTGCCAATAACTATTCTGAAATTTCGGAAGTTTCTGCAGCGTATAAGGACGATGGATATCAAGAGGTCTTTTTGTCTGATAAAGACGGTAAGCCTATACAGACGGATCAAGTGGAGGCCCAGCGCCCAGAAAGCATGGAAGGCGGTATCTTCTTCAATGATCCAAAACAAGTATTTGATGAGGTGGATATATCTGGCATTGCTACTATGGCAGAATACAATTCCCTGGATGCAAATCTACGGGCCAACCCCAAAAATCTTTCTCCAGAATTTAAGGCTGAATGGGCAACTTTAAAAAGTTCAATATCTGCGGTTGAAACTACGAACTCCATTGAAGAGATGCTACCAATATCTTTCTTAACTGCCAAAGATACCACAGCGGCGATGCTGACTACACGAATTGCCTTGGCTCAATCTAAGCTAGGAAGTGCACAGAACATCTTGGCTAAAGATGTTACATTACCCGCCTATATCCAAGAGGCTAAAACTATTATTGAGGGTAAGCCTGAGTATACCCAGCAAGAGCTAATAGAAATGACTCCTCGGCAGCTTGGGTTCATTTCACAATTCAGCCCCAGCCTGGAAACCAAAAACTTGGCGGCGAAACTACTCGCTGCTGATCCCGATCGATATCCTGATGCCATTGAGCTTTCAGGGTTTACCTCTGAAAAGCTTAAAGGTCTGATTGCTACCATCTTTGATGAAGACGATAGTGAACCAGGGCTTGGGGGCCAAAAGCCTATGGATGATGCCACCCAAAAGTTACTGAAAACTGCACAAGCTATATTGGCTACTAAAGACCAAGTTAACTTGTCTACATATCTGGCCGGGATGGGAAGTATCGCAACGGCTACAAACAGACGCCTTGAGATAGACAATAACTCTGACCTTAATAAAGCGGATAAGGAAAAGCTTCTAGGCATAATCGACACGCATAT